AACTGAAGGAGATGACACAGCAGCAAACAGCGCTGTAACATTCTCAAAGATTTCTCTCACAACAAAGAAGCTTCGTCTAGACTGGGAGCTTTCAACAGAATCTCTAGAAGATAACATTGAAGGTCCAGATCTCGAAGATCATATTGCCAGAATGATGGCAACACAGGCAGGTAACGATATTGAGGACGTAGTCCTTAATGGAAACACTGCACTAACAAGCGATGCACTTTACAAGTCATTTGATGGCGTTGTAAAGAAGGCTAAGGCTTATGGACATGTTGTAGACGCAGGTGGAGCAGGAGTTTCTCGTGCAGTATTCAATTCAGCACTTAAGGCTCTTCCACGTAAGTACAAGCAACGTCGTGCAGACCTTCGTTTCTTGGCAGGATCAAACCTAATCCAAGACTTCCTATATGCTAACAGCATTGGAACAAATAACACAATTCCACAGGATATCGCTTCAAGCGTAATCCGTGGTCAAGGTGTACAGCCACTAGGTGGCCCAGCAGGATATGTGGCACCATTCGCATTTGGTATTCCAATTGTTGAAGTTCCACTTCTTCCAGAGGCACAAGATGGCGATTACACAGGTGAGACTGGTAATCACGGAGATATCCACTTGACATTCCCAAATAACGTAGTTATTGGTATCAAGCGTGATGTAACTGTTTACCGTTTCTTCTGGCCAAAGAAGGACTCAATCGAGTACACAATGTATACTCGTGTTGGTGTCGAAATCGAACAAGCTGACGCTTGGGTCGTAGTGAAGAACGTAAAGGTTGCTTCATAATAGGATTAAATCCGCAAGAAAGGCCCCCAATTAATTTTGGGGGCTTTTCATTTTAATTTAGTAATGCTATAATTGAATAACCTAACAAAGGAGATTATATGTCATTTGAGACATTGAAAGTATCTGAACTAAAGAAGATTGCCGAAGATTTCGCAGTCGACACAGAAGGCCTAAAGAATAAAGCCGACATTATTGCGTCTCTAGCCGAAGAAGGCGTAACTTGGTCTGTATATAGCAAGACCCTTGAAAAGATCGAAGAGGATGAAGACGATATGGCAGTAGAAGTATTACCAAAGTTTGATCCAAAAGCTGAACATCCAGCAAACACAGCATTAGTTAGAATGACCAGAGCTAATTTTAGATATGATATTATGGGACACACGTTCACAAAAGAACACCCATTTGTAGCAATGAATGAAAAAGATGCTCAAGAAATTTTTGATAAGGAGGAGGGCTTTAGATTAGCAACTCCAAAGGAAGTCCAGGAGTATTACAACTAATCTAGGCCTACAACATGGCAGAGATATTAATAAATAGTCAATCACCAATAACACATAAAGTTTTTTGGAATGGTGACGTAGCAAATGCAGACGTGCTTCCTACAGTTAGTTTGTATGACGTTACGCTAGATCCTGCTATTAGTCCAACTATTAGCCCTACACAAATTATTACAACCTTGACATCTTCACTAGATGAAAATAATCCTGGAACATATGTAGTAAATATTCCTTATCAGTACACTAATAGAAATAGAACATTAAGGTTAGAGTGGAACTATTCTGTTGAAGGAACAATGGTAAAAAAGTCTGACGAAGTTTTTGTAGTAACTCCATATGTAGATTTTAATCATGTAGTGGATATGAATTTTAGTACAGACTCTTCAGATCCAGGGTATAAGTCTTACAAAGAACTTATTCTTGCAGAAAAATATGCCCGTAAGGTTATAGAGCAACACACAGGACAAAACTTTTATTTAGAAGACGAGGTCTTTGTTGTTTACGGACACGATTCAGACATACTTCCTTTACCTTCAAGGGTTGCTGATGTGTATAGCTTATACGCTAGAGATGTTGTGCTATTTGACACTATCCAGCAAATAAAAAATTGGGGCTACGATGTAATTATTAGTGAAAGTGGATATGGAATAAGAATTGATCGTGCTAGCATGACAGATAATACAGTATATGTAGCAAACGGTATGGTTCCTCCAAGCATAAATGATTATGGAAATGGAGTCTTTCAATCTGGAGTTCCTTATAAAGTTTATGGAAGATTTGGTTGGCAAAAAGTTCCAGACGATGTAGAGCTGGCAGCCATAGAGTTAATGAAGGACTACTTTGCTAAAGACACAACATGGAGAAATAAATACATAAAGAAAATATCAACATTTGATTGGGACTTTGAATATACTGGAGAAGCACATACTGGAACAGGCAATGCATACGCAGATAAACTGTTAGCAGATTATGTTCTTACAACTAAGGTAGAAATTATATAATGAACGACTTAATAGACTCAGTGTTGTCTATGCATTTAGATGTTTATAGGCAAACTGAAGTGCAAGATCCCGATACGGGGGCTATTGTTCGTGAGTGGTCATATTATAAAACTGTAAATTGCCATGCAAAGGGTGTTATTAGCAACTCTGCAACAACAAGATCAAGCGATAAGCAAATATTTTCAAACAAGTATTTAAATGATCAGGTTATTCAAGTTAGAACTTCTGAAAAGCTAACCCCAAGAGAAAAGGTTACTAACATTAGAGACAGCAACGGAAACGTTATTTGGAACGAAATAAATTTTCCAAGTGAGACCCCAACCGTATTTGAAGTAATGGGAACAACTCCAATCACAGATCCATTCGGTAAGGTTATAGCATATAGCTCATCAATGAAGAGATCGGAGAATCAACAAATTGGACAATAGCGGTCTTTTAGTTCAAGCATCCAGCGGTCTTGAAAGACTGATGGGTGGCTCAGGTCCAGGCGGAGTTTTAAAAGACAGTACAGTTGCACAAGTGTCAGCATATGTTTACTATCAAGCAAATGTAATTGCAAAGCTGACATCAAACAAACAATTTCAAAACACTTTTACTAAAACAATATTTGATCAGATTAATCAAGATTTTGGACTGTACATAGACTCCCTTGCTAGATCTAAGCCAAAGTCTTTACATCACGTTTACGAATGGAACAAAACTGGAACTCCAGGAGCAAGACTTTTTAAGATAAATAAAGTTTCTCAAAGTGGACTATCATTTAGCTTAAACTATGAATTTAAAATGTCTAGGTCTATGGTTCCAGCACCAAAAGGCAAAAGAAGACATATGTTTGCAAATAAAGCATTTGTTATGGAAGAGGGCAAGCCTTTGGTCATAAGACCAAAAAATTCAGAAAGACTTGTTTTTGAGTATAATGGGGAAACTGTTTTTATGCCAAAGGGCGCATCAGTTACAGTTAGAAGGCCAGGAGGATCAGGAGCAAGAAATCAATTCACTCTAGCCTATTCAAGATTTTTTAGCGGGCAGCTAGTAAACAATTCAATTAAAAGCTCTGGATTTCAAAAGATATTTAACTCTAGTTTAACAAGAGCTATGAACCTGCCAGTAAATATTAAAAAAGTTCAGTATAAGTTTTCTGCTAATACTGTTAGATCTCAAGCGGACGCTGCCTTAGCTGCAGCATTTGGAAGTGCACTATGACAGCAAATTATAAATTAGACGCTATGCTAGAGCTTAGAAAGTACCTTTGGCAAGAGCTTTATACAAAAAACATCTTTGACGAAAACGATTACTGGAGTGATAATCTAAACGAAAACATTGTTCCTATTATCCCAGTCCAGCAGGCGGCGGAAATGAATCAATTCTTGAGCGGCAAGAAGCACATAGTATACGATAAGATTGGAATGTCTTACGACGACAATTGGCTTATATGCTGTGAGCAGGTAATGTTTACCCTATACTCAACATCTGTCTCGGACATAAACGAGATAAGAAACTATATGACAGATGAGTTCAGAAGAATGGATGAGTCTGCCAGAGATATAAACAAATGGGCAGATCTATCAGATAAGTTTAAATTCCATAGCATTTGGGTAGCAGATATTTCTCCTACTGCCCCTTCAGAAGAGCTTCAAGGATTCTTCTCGGCAGAGGTCATATTAGAAATTAAATATTCAAGGATCACAGATTCTCAAGGCAGGTTCCTCTAGGGGTTTGCCTTTTTACCCTTAATAGACTAAAATTGTACCAAGAGGGAAGAGGCCTAGCCAGCCAAGATTTTTAGATTTACAATTTAATAATTAAAGAATTACAGAATTCCAGGAGGTGGAAACACAATATGGCACAAAACGCAGGTAATGCTAAAAACATTCTCGTAGGTGCATCACCGTTGTTTATTTCGAATATCGATTCAACAACATCAGGATACGCTACATACGAAAACTCAGAACCAGGCACAACAGCCGCTGGAGCATTTGCATCAGGAGAGTCTTATACAGATACTCTTAATGCTAAAGACTCTGGTACTTTCTATTACAGAAACGTTGGTTTTACAAACAATGGTTTGCAGATTACATACAACCCAACATATGATTCAGTAACTGTTGACCAGTTGCTCGATACAGCTAAGCTGTTTAAGTCAGCTATGGAGGTTATGATCGCAACTGAAATGTCAGAAGGTACTCTAGAAAACGTTCTAGTTATTTTCGGACAACCAGACGATCCAACTAACAACACCGCAATCTCACAAAATAACACAATTATTTCTACAGGTACAGGTGCTACAAAGAAGGATACATTAGGTCTAGCAGCAGGAGCTCTTGGTATTGCACCAACAGAGCGTCAGCTTATTGCAGTCGGTCTAGCACCAACTACATCAGGATCTAGAACAGAGCGTGTATACTATGCACGTCGTGTTCTTTCAGTACAGCAATCAGCTTTCACATTGGCAAGATCAGCCCCAACTACATTCCCAGTAACATTCCGTCTTCTTCCAACCGCTATGAGCGGCTACGAAGGACAAGAGTACGGTAAG